ACATTAGCACCTGCTACTGCGTTGGCAGAGTTAGCAATTACTGAACTACCTGCTGTAGCTGCGTGTGTCGCATTGGCAACAGTACCGGATACATTAGCACCACTTACTGAATAAGCCACTGAAGCTGAACCAGCAGTAACAGCAGCGCCTGCGTTTGTCGCATAACCTGCGCTGGTCACTGGACCTTGTACATTAGAACCACTTACTAAGTTGGCTGAATCAGCAACAACTGCGTGGGCACTGTTAACAGCATTGCCTGCGTTCGTCGCATAGTTAGCAGTATTGGCGTGCTCAACATTAGTTACAGTACTAATGGCAGCGCGGCTTATTTCCACATTGATTGTAGAGGCAGTTTCAATATTGACTGAATGAATATTTGTGGCTTCAGAAACAACAACTTGAGTAGCACCTGAACCTGTTACGGTGACTGATTGAAGACTTACTGCGTTTTGAATGTTTACTTGTTGTGCCATATTAGTTTACAACTCCGTCGCTGGTGATCAAGAATAATAAGAAGATACCTTCGTCATAAGCAGGCTGAGTTCCAACTGCGGGAAAGCTAATCTTAATACGACCCGTGAAACATACAGGATCATTGACCGCTATATTAAGTTGAGGATCATCTGCCATTACGCCCCATACATCATCATTAATGACCATGGTGAATGTGCCCGCTGCATCAGCACGATTTACAATTGGTAAATCAATGACTGATGGAGGAGGATCACTTGGGAAGTCAAGTATATTGAAATCAAGACCAGTGCGTGTGTCAGTAAGACCAACGATTAATCTGCGAATGATTTGTGCTGAGATTGTCGCGCCAACAAGACTAACAGGAGTAGTATTACCCTGATTATCAACTGTGTTCCACGCCATATTCCAAAAGTCTTGTTGATTGTAAACAAGTTCTTGTGCTAGAATTTGGCCGTCAAATCCCGCGACCTGGGTAAGTGTTTTTTGGCTGAATTTTGCCATATTGTGCTCCTAATGCTGCCCCGCATATACTTACTCTGCTACCTCGCAGAGTAAGTTGAGTGACCGATATTGTATTTATACTTTTATTTAAATTGGAGTCTGTAATCTAATTGCCCGGCAACTAAAAATACTAGTTCCATAATTTAAATCAAATGCGCCAGTAGCAAATATATAAACAGAAGTTAATTTACTACTTGGAGTTAATGGATAACCATTACGTACCCAATAATTTCGTAAAGAACTTAATGATACATTATAATATTGTGATGGGGGCCAACCTGGCCCGTTAGACGCGCCCGCCATTTGAGGATACATTGCGCCATATGGCATGTGCCAATCAGTGTATCCACTTGATACTAAGGCTTCACACGATGAATACACTGTATTATATTGGCCTACAAATTCAGTTGATGCGGGCGCAACAATTAAATATTGAGATTGATATACTCCGGCATAATATCCACCATACATAAATTCCCCATAATACGGTATATATGGTCCTGGAGTTGTTCTCCCATATGTTAATGCTCCCATGGATGACATGATAGGCATTAGATATATCCCAACTTGCTACCCAATACAGTCCATGTATTAGTATCAGTTTTAATTAAATTGTAGGTGTAAACATCTATAGCACCATTGGTACCATTAGTAGGAGCACCACCTACATATTTAGGGGTAAGTAATGCTCCATCGATATAAAATAAATTTGCGTAGTAGCCCGGAGTACCATTAACAGATAATAAACTGAAAGTAATACTTTTACCAATTGCTAATATTGAATTTAATGTTGTAGTGGAATTACCGGCAACATATATACTAAAATTACTTGTCGCATTAGCATTATAATATGTAATTGCTTGATCCAATAAATTTATATGAACATTACTTGTTGAATTGGCACCGGCTGTAATAATATTAACTTTTTCTACAGCTTGCTGGAGAGTGGCAGTACCATTAATAATCAATGATGTTAGTGTTCCAACTGATGTGATGTTTGGTTGTGCTGAAATTGTAATATTACCTGAATATGCGGCATAATTAGCATTATCAACTATGCCTGCTATATTAGCTGCGTTAACTGAATTAGCTGAATCCGCAACATTAGCATGTAATGAGGTGGCAACACTGGCACTAAGAATTCCAGCTACTGTTAAATTACCGGGCATAATAACATTACCTGTAACTGAATTATATGTAAATCCAGCTGCTCCAGCGAATACTCCGGAATTATTATATTGAATTTGTGTATTAGCACCGCCTGGTGCACCATTACCCCCACCACCGCCTATTTGCGCTGTCCAAGTTAAATTACCTGTACCATCTGTTTGTAACACGAATCCATTTGTTCCACTACTTATATGAACATTACTAATATCAGCATTAAGAGAAGTGGGAGTAGTGGGTTGCGCAACTCCGCCATAGATATTCAATTGAGTGGCCGTGGGTGTAATGCTAATAGGAGTCGTTCCTACTACAATCGTGGCAGTAATCGGTTGGATTACTAAGTTGTTAAGAATCTCAGACATTATTGATACCTTATGATTATTCCAAATGGTTCTCTATTAACATCACTCTTACCACTTACTGTATCAGTGCGTGTCACAGTCATTGTAACAATTGCCAATACAGAAGTAAGTTGTGTTAATGTGGGCACTGGAGTAGGATTAGGAGTACCAGATCCATCGCCAAGTCCAACTGGCAAATAGATATAACCAATACCAGAAGTAATAGTAGTAAATGCCGTTGTTAAATTGGCTGAATAAGTACCTGCGCCTGTCGTTGGTTGAGGTGTATTCAATACTAAATTAGAAATATCAACTGTATCTCCTGAACTAACAGCAGTACAAGTATAGAACTTAGCAGCCATGCCAAGAGTCCATCCAGTACAATTAATCGGCGTTCCCACTGTATCTGTGAATGCGAATGGCAATGTATACGCCTCGCCCGTGTATATTTCTATACATTCCATTGGTGTGCCGGCGACTGTAATTGTCTTAGCACCTGTTAAAAGTAAACTCATTTTTTTATTTCCTTATATCTATTTATTGTTTTATTTAAGATCATCTTCGGTAAGATTCTCTTTTTCTAATCTATCCCGAATTCTCTTACAATTCATATTATAGAATTCATTACTACTAACTTGGAATATATTATAAGCTTTGGCGAATATAATGAATTCCTCGAGGATGGCTTCTTCTATTATATTCAATGATTGTGATATTGATATTGCGGTCTTCATAACTATCCTATTTAAGTTGTTTGAGTACGGCCGTTTGTGTTAAAATATACACATTGGCACCTGGTGTTAAATTTCTAACGGCCAATCCTGCTGTTAATATTGAAACACTTCCTCCTAAACTCAGACGCAGCGAGATTGAACTTATAAATGGTGCCACGTTAGTTAATATTAAATCTTCTTGATATTCTGTTGATAATTGATATTGATTTATCGGGGTTGGATTTGATCCACCAAATATAGCATATGGGCATATTTGAATTCTTGCTCCGGCTACGTCAGTTGTTAATGTAAGATTGTAAAAATATTCTCCAGTTTCATAGGACTGTAATGAACCGTTAGTATTAATGATAGCTGTTCTAAACCAACCTGAGCCGCCTTCATTTACAACGCAATAGGATGCGCCCGGATCAGGTAAATAAGGACCAGTACTATTTGTATAATATCCCTCAGCAGTAGATGCTGTACCTTGCCCCCATGGCCAATATTTATTAGTAGGTATTATGGCTCCGGCAGTATTACCTGGTATTACCATTGGTGCATGTCTTTGGCCACTTGTCTGTACATTAATGAATCCTGGAAATGGTACCGTATCTGTTGTTCCAAAACTATCAGTTAATGAAAACCCAGTACCACCCGGTGCCATATTTGAATATGCTACACCGCCTGTATTGGAAACTGGGTTATAAACTGATATTCCTAAACCAGTCCAATTGTGTGCTGAACTATTTGGTGATGTATTGCCGGAACTATTATTACGCGCATTCATTGACCAATAATACGTATCAGCAACCAGATCAGTTACTGTGATTTTAACAGTTTGTCCAGGTATAAAAGCAGAACCATTACCGGTTGAAACTGTACGGTATAATCTATGAGTACTCAGATCAGTTGATGTACCATAATTAAAATCCATATATAATACAGATCCAGTAATTGGTACGGTACTTTCAACAGTAAAATATGAGATTGATCCATCTTCGTAATAATAATCAGTAATAATAGGTGTTCCAGCAACACCAATAATATTAGGATTACTTAATCCCGTATTAGCTTCTGGAACGAAATTCAATATGGTATTGTCGGCATAAATTGTATTGTTATATTCAAACGCAGTTATGTGAGCACCAAGATTACTTTTCTCATCTTTAGATTCTTGAACTTGTTGAACTCTAAAACATTTGTCTACCCATCCATATGGTGCGAAAGTAATACGCACTACATCACCGGCATCAATTTGGATACCTGAGTAATCCATATAGAAGGATATAATCAAATCTTCACGACCCTGATATAAACGACGAATACCTAGATAAGTTGCTTGAATAAAGTTATTAACTTGTGGGAATTGAAGTGTCAAACGATTATTAGGTTCATTGGGGCTGATAATACCAGGGTCGGTTTCATACAAACTAGTCACTGAGTAATTAGTTTGGTCCCTAATATTATGATCGGGATATTGAACTTCAACTGAATTATAAGTTGAATTCAAATCAATTGGATTAATATTAATACCACCAATTAATTGACTATCAGTTACATGATATAAATTGGCAAGCGTAGAATAGTCTAGAAAACTGCGATTGATAACAACCTTCCACTGCCCAGTTATCTCACTAAATTGTAACCAACAATCAGATGTATCAATAATTTGCTGTAAGTTAGTGAGGCAATCATTACCAGTATTGATGGGCCCATTAACACGATATCTTGGTTGGGTTGCTGTTCCTCCACCAACCGGGATATATGTAATTACTTGATCGGCATATGTGTCAAGCGCATTCAAAGAAAGAGAATCAACATTTTCCGCAGGAATAGCACAGCCATATATGGTATTAGTGAAATAGTCATATAACACAGCGCCCGGCTTTGTTAATGTATTATTCAATTGAATGTTTAATTGACCAAGATTAATTGTATTAGCATCACGATTGTAAATTATTTTAACAATTACAAAAGCGCAGCTTCCCATTACATTATTTGCTGTCCAACGCTGTGCAGCTGGAATAGCAGGATCTGATAAAATGTCAATAGCAGTTTGCGAAGTATTGACTCCGGAGCTACTACCATTTGAGAATTGATAGATGAAAAGCTTACCATCAATCTTTGTATCAACCTGTACAGGATCACTAGTAGTTGTTAGACTTACTACTTTAGTATGATCTGTTCCATCGAATGTAACCTTCTTACCGTCATAGTAGATATCACCAAAGGAATATGTTCCGCTTGTTTTTTCAGCAAGGGCACATACATACCACATTGTTTGACTATCAGTACTAATCTTAGCATCAGTGATAGTAGGAGCAATGAAAGCAGAGCCATATACTACAGGTATTTTATTATTAGTAGCAGGTTGTAATTGAACACGAGCACCCGCATCTTGCGCGCCTGTTTGTGCTCCACCATCAGACCGATTTGAAAGTAATTTTGCCACACCAATGGTAAGTAATGTTCTTGCCGCGAAAGCAACAACTGATGCAACTGATATTGATGAGATGAATGCTGCTGCCGCAGCTATTAGAAATCCTACCATTATGCGCTCCAGGATTCGTGGGCACGCTTAAATCCAAAGCGTTCGTATTTTAATTTTTGACCGTTCATTTGACTCATTGAATATCCTACTATTTGTTTATCATCTTTAAGATCATCACATGCTGTAACATAAGCATTGATAAGGCGATAACCTGCTGTGCTGCCTCTATGCTCTTGTTCAACCCAGAACATTATTTCGTGCATTTCATATATAGAGTTATCCCACATATGTGGAGCTTTTATTGCTAATAACATACCTGTTAACTTACCTTCTTGCTCAGATACTAGGGCAATGCCGCCTCCCGCTAGCATAATAGAGATTAATCTCAATGGAGTTTCCTCGCTAGTTATACTGGATGCTGCGCCGGCTGGGCCTCCATCACGAAAATTCCAAATCATATTAAGTATTTGAGGTGAATCAAATTTAGTCGCATTTCTTATGATCATATTAACCTCTATTAAGAACTGTGTATGTTTGTGCGCCGGTTGATGCCACACTTGGATTGGATGAACTTAATGGAGTTGGACTACCAAAATCATATGGAGAATCCGCTAATGATGCTACTTGATCCATGCTAGTATCAGTGGGATAGAATTCTTTCCATGAAGTAGAATTAGTCTTTCTTCCTGCCATACGATTCTGTAACACTGTTTTATAGCTGGAAGCATTAATGTTGATAGTGAATGTATCAACTAAATCGTGGCGATCTTCTGAGATGTTATAGCTTGTAATAATTCCAGTGAATCGTTTATAAGCAGTGGTCATCACAAAGTTCTCATTGTAGAATCCGCGATATATTTCTAATTTACTTCCTTTAATCTTTTCAGCAAGAACAATATATATATTATCACCATCAATCCCGCTTAAGGCAACTGAAGTATCAGCCGATGTAACACGCATATCTCTGGGCTGTACACCAACGGCGAGTAATCCACCAAGCGGTGAAAAGACTTGCCCATCGATAGTTTCTTCTTTATAGGCTGAGCTGAATGTATGAATTGTAACATCAGCAAGATTTGACACATCATTATAAATTGTTAGACGAATGAATTCAGCATTAATTACATTCGTTTTATCGCCGGCTACTGCTGGAATATTTTGCATTAAGTTGTTCCTTTAATCTATTTATGCGGTACCAACAAACTCGTACAAGAAGAACTTATCCGACCATTCTATCAATGCGTTGTTGCTAACCAATCCATTTGACATCATCTGTCCACCTGGAATCAATTTATAAGTTGGCATGTTAGGACAGAACATATTGAATGAACACGCATTACCAATGGTTAATCCATATCCTGTTACATTCGTGGATAATATATTTGGTCTGCTTAGTACCATTGAAACGGTTGGAGCTGATCCACGCAATACTTGCTGAGTAACAGTGAATGGATAAGGCAAATTACCAAATTGAATTAGATCATTAGGTTCAAATATTACTCTTGACGATGGGACAACAGGCAAAGTACTAAGTGTAAGCACATCACCCACGAATGATTGGACAGCCATTTGATTGCGCTGTGAAGCATTTAATTGTCCTTGATAGGCAAATATCCAACTTAGATTTGGATTATTACCAAACGAAACTATCTGTGGAGTAGTTGTATCAAGTGTATCAATCGCTTCCATCAATGCTCGTGCTTCACTATAACGAAATGAGTTGGGCATATCAATTGATATTTTCCATGGGTTTCGCGTTGGTGTTTGTGATACTCGTGGAATCTCATTGCGAGTGTATTGAATACCAACGACATTTCTGCGATTGATTTGGATGCCATTACAGCCATTAATTATTGTTTGTAGACCAGTAGCCATTTTAATTCCTTATCTGCCGTAGGGCATTTCTTTCTCGGCAAGTCTAACTGTGCCAAGAAGTGTTTTTCTATTTTCAGCGAATAATTGTGCCACTGATTTAGCATCAATTGCTGAAACGTGATTAGTAATGTAAGTGTTATTCACTACTGGAGCGGGTGCTGATGATAGTGCCGATCCTCCACCAAGCTTGTTGTTAGGGATAATAGTTCCAGCTTGCTTGGGTACAAACAACTCAGGACCTTTCTCACCAACGATACTTGCTTTACCAACGGGCGGATCACCACCTTCAGCGAATCCAAACAATGAACCAATGAATCCACCGATTCCTCCACCAATTGCTTTCATAGCAGTTGCTGCCTGTGCTTTCAATTCAATTTTAAGCAAGTCTTGTAATACTGAACGAGCAAAATCTGCGAATGAGAACTTACCAGTAGTTACAAAGTTATCAATTGCTGAATTCATATTAGAAGTCATTGAACTAAATGCGTCATTGGCCATTTTAGCTGCGTTAGTACCGTCTTCAACATATTGCTTGAATGCCGAGTTCCATCCAGTGTTCCATTCGCGGCTCTTGGCGATTGAATCAGCAGTTGCTATCTTTTGTACTTCATAGATACCGGTGATACGTTCTTTAATGGCTGCTGCTTCAGTTTCACTCACTACTTCACCAGTACCTAATTGTGATTGTCTCTTGGCAATTGCTAATGCTACTTCGGCTTGAATCTGTTTATTGATATTATCAATTTTCTTTTCATCATTAGTCATGGTCATCTGATCCATCTCAGTAGTAATACTTTTTAGATTTTCAGTAACTTTAAGTTTTTGTTCAGTCATGAACAATTCCATGGCATTTAAATTCTGTGCCTCAACTAATTTTTTATTACGCTCGCCAATTGCTGCTGCTTGCGCAGAATATGCGGCTGATTGTTTTTTAAGTTCATCAATTTGACCTTGATTTTTAGATTTATCAGTACTATTCGCTTGTTCAACTTGAAGTCTTTTAATTTCACCTTGAATTCTAAGCATTTCTTTGCCGGCTTGGGCACCCGCATCAAATTCTGCTAGGATAGATTTACGACTTGCTTCACTTGCGTTGACTAGATTAATTTCTATATCTAAACGGGCCAATGTAAGCGCATTGACTAATTGTAATTGTTGTGCTTGATTTTTTAGTCCTTGGACTGCGGCCGCATTTGGATCTAAATCAACATTTTCTTTACCCATCATAGGTGATGAAGGTCTTGTAACTGGAGTTGTGCCGCGTCCACCGCCTGCGTTACCATTGACAGTGATACCAAGACGCTTCATTGTCTCATCAGTCTTGTTAGCTTCATTACCTAACTTCTTGGCAGCAGCGGACATATCATCAAAGTTAGCAGTACCATTGGCGAATGACGCATCATCCATCATACCGGCCATACCAATTTTACTGCGCAAAGATTCGTCAGTCATTACCTTATATGCGGCTGCTAATGCTAATACTCCCAGCACATATGGAGCCAAAGCTACTGATAAAGATATTACACCGGCTAGCAATCCACCTGTTGCCACTGTAGCAACGCCCTCGGCCACTGCTAATCCACCCACTGCCGCAGTTGCACCTACTGCGCCCACTGCTGCGACACCTTCTGCCGCGGCTAATGCTGCCGTTGCGCCGGCTGCTGTACCATTTGCTAATGCTAATTGACCCGTTGCCAACCATAATGCTCGTTTTGCCGCTGTTAAAGTAGCAGTGGCGACAATATCAAGCTCTGTAGTGGCTAATGACGCAATTTTAGCTGTATTTTCAGCAACAATTACAGTTAATGCCGCGGCTCTTGCTGTGGCTGCTGCTGCTTCTACTCTGAGTAATGCCATATCAGCCGCTGTCAATCCTACTGTGGCTGCTGCTGCTACACCAACTGCTACTGCTTGCCCTGCAAATGCGGCCGCTACTCCACTTACTACACCTATCAATGAACGCAAACCAGTTACGATTGCTCCGGCAGTAAAGCCAGCCATTACTACTAATAAACCTTGAGCAGCATACTTAGCACCATTCAATCCATTTGAATTATCGCCAATGAAATCTAACATGGGCTGAATTAATTGAAGGAATTCAAAACGCACTGCTTGCGCTTTGATGGCCATCTCGTCCATCATTTTCTTGGCTGCTTCTGCTGCCACTGCTGCTTTATCCTGTGTACCCGCTACTTGGTCAAGCTTATCATTATAATCTTTCCAGTCCATACCACGCCCGGCTTTGCTGAAAATGTCCATTGATAATGAAGCACGCTTAGCAGGATCTTCAATAGCTTGTAATGCTTTACCTATTTGTCTAAATATTTCATCCGGACTCTTTGAACGAAAGTCATTGGTTGTTACACCTAATGTTAAGAATGATTGTTTTAAATTACCGTTTCCATCTACTGCTCCCTGCGCAGCAATTTCCATCTTGTTCATCATCTTGCCAAGATCATCGGCATTCTTACCTGAGACTGATGCTGCTAATTGCATTTCAATCATTGAGGCAGTTGATACACCAAGTGCGTGAGCCATTTCAGCAGTGGCAGAAGCAGCTTCTAATGAACTTTTAATAAATTCAGTAAGCCCAACCCCAACCATTAATCCAGCAAGTCCTTCTAATTTATGATTAAGACCTTCTACTCCGTGAGTCAATTTATCAGTGCCATCTGACGCGCTATTCATTGCCGCTTTGGCTTTAGTACCAAACGATTCAGCATTCTTTGTGGCAGCGGCAAGTTTTGATGTTAACTGGGTATCATCCAGTGCCATTGTTACATTAATATCAGCCATTATTTTATTCCATTTTGTTTAATATAAGCAGCAGCAAGGCGTTTGATTTCATCCTCTGTGGGTTTAGTCATACCTTGTGGCGCTTGTTTTGATCTACCTGCATCTAAGTTGCTTGCGTAAGGATAGTTCGCATTGATTACATTATTATTTAATGCCGTCTTAGAACGAGCGTTTCCACTGCGAATTGGAGTGTGAGCAACGAAGAATTTATAGGCAACTGGCATTACAGCCGCTTTAACTTGAGCGATTGCTTTTATTTTTGCTTGTAATGCTTTTGTATCAAACTGTAATGAAATTGCTGCCATATATTCCTAGGATAATGCTTCTACTAATTTAAGATATGCCGCTAATAGAACATCGTTTGGCATCTTATAACCTGCTGTCAATACTTGCTCACCATCTTTATTAAGAATAAGCTTAGCAAGAATGTTTTCTATATTAATGTAATTATCAGTATGAGAAGCAGCAAAAGCAAGCATAATTTCAATTGGCTGTTTATTCCAAGTGTAGAAATCAAGAGGCTCACCCCATTGCATTACTATGCCCTCATCATCAATCGTGAGTTTTATCAATTCACGCTGTACAATTGCTTGCGCTATCTTCATACTTGTCCCTGTCTGATATCAGCCATCATTGCTATCATTTCATCGTCAGTAAGTTCAGGTGGCGCTTCTTGGTTGCCTGATGCCTTATTAGTTTGATAGTTATGATATGCTATGGCAGCGTCCATTATATACAAATCATAGGTGTTGCCACGTTCTAACACTTCACTTGGCAGCATCTTATAACGCTTTGCCATGGTTTCAATTGTTAGAATCGTATACATTTCCTTTGAATGTTCACCAATGGAGCCGCCTGTTACTTTCCCAACTGCTCTGATACCTTGGCAATTGCTCGCATCAAAACTTTAGTTGGCAACATATTGTCATCAGAGAGAATTGGCTTACCAGCTTCATCAAGAATCAATGTCCTGACGATATCAATAATGGCGCCTGGATTACTCTGGTCCATGTTAGCAAGCTTCATAAACACATCCATTGGCTGACGATCCCAAGTGTGGAATTCAAGTGCTTCACTGAATTCTGTGATCGTGGCTTCATCGTCAAGAGTGACAAGTACTAGAACGGGCTTTGCTGATAATTGATTGAGACGCATGTTAATTCCTTTTGTTAAATGATTGTATACTATTTAGTCTTTTTAGATTCGCTGGCAATAAGCTCATCAAGTAATTGATTGAGTAATGCTAATCTAAATGTTTGTTTGGCAAGTAGTTGCCTAGTTGAGTTGAGCATATCTTCAAGGATAGGCTTGTTGCGTGCCTCGTCACTGATTAGTGAGCGGAGTTTTTCTTCGTCGGTCTTTAACCATACATTGTTCATTTGTTTTTCTTTCATAATTTGTTAAAGGACAGGGCACCTTGTGAGTGCCCCATTCTTATATCAGCTAGTGATTAACCGTTTGTAGCAGTTACCATTCCACCATCAACAGCGATGTTGAGTGGAGTAACCCAGACAGGAGCCGTTGGGCTTGTCTTGCTAGCAATGTTAGTAATGAAACCAGTTCCAGTAGTAACACGATCAGTAGTACCAGTAGTTTTACCAGCCCAAAAGACTTGGAAGTCTAATGGGTTTTTGTTTGAACTAAGACTCATCAAGCCTAATTCTGCTGCTGTGGTACCAATTGCGTTTGAACCGAAGAAAGTAGTATCATCAATAACGATGTTAGTGCTTAATTCGTTGTTAGCAGGTGTGCTCAATTTACGTTGATCAACATCACTGAAAGTTGTGTACGAATACACACCAGTAGAGTTAGTGATCGTCAAATCCTGAATGAACGGGATTGTGATTGAAGTTGTAGCATTCGCTAAGTTCGAACCAACTAGTCCGATAACGATGACTGGTTGTGTACCAGTTGTATTTGTTGTAATTCTTGCCATTATATTCTCCTTTGTAGTGGCTTATTGAAATTCTAATCTTGTTAAATTGAATGTCCAGGTAAACTTCTCGCTATTCACACCATAGTACATTACTGTTGAGTGGTCTCTTTCGAAATACCCGTCAAACAATGGAATTGAAGTGCCAGGAACCACGTGGGTTACCAAGTTACTAATGATACCATTGACTGATTGAATGTTATTATCGTCTTGAAAGCTTATATAAACAATTTGGAACTGATCTATCGCATTGTAGACGCTTGCTCCTAAAGTAACACCAAGTTGATTGGGTATACGATTCACAGTGAAGACTTCACTAGTGTATATACCAAATCTAACTATATCCGAATCACTTGGGAACTCACCATACAAAGGTATGTTATACGCATTGGGCAATGATACTTTCAAAGCCTGTATGATTTGATCTTGTGTAATTGTAGGTGCTGACATTAGAAGAATCTCCGATCACCGTTAAAGTAATCAACGTCTGCTAACCAATTTTCTTCTAGCTTAGTAGCTGGACCATTAGGAGCATTGTTAGCCAAGTCATAAAAGTTAGAGAGTTCTCTAGCCTTTGCCCACTCGGTTTCACATCGTTCTTGAGCAAACTTATAGTTCGCCATATCAACATCGTTCAAGTTAGATACATCGGTAACAAGTGATTGGTATAGAACCATCACTGCGCCGAATACATCTAATCTTTTTAATGTCTGGTCATTCTTCATTAGCTGCGAAGGATTGAATGCGCTTATCAATTGTCCTTGCGGATTGTTTTTATAATATGTCGCTCCGAACACCGTGTCGCAATACATTCTCCACCATCCAAATTCAAGTTTGTATAACCATTCTTGACTTGAAACATGAAAGTATGTATCCCAATTAACATTGAGAGCCGAAGCTCTGCGCTCTGCCGCAGGATCGTAGAAGATGATATCATCCACGGTTGCGTTTGAGATTCTTTGATATGGTACACTCACCTTAAACTCCTTGAAGTAGTTTTCGCTTTGCAACTGCCAGGGCATTACTGGCTACTCTTTTTGCTATGCGTTCAGGTGATTGTTTCACACCAATTAATGTTTGGGATCTTTTTGCGATATGTTCTGGTGATTGTTTCATACCACGAGAAGATGTACCACTTTTGAATTTCATTTCATCAGTGTGCTTTCTTCCTGTATTAGCTTCAATTCCGTTTAAACGGTTTGTTTGAATATATACATTGGATATTTCATAACCACCTACATCACCAAATCTACTCATACAATATTTGTCAGCGCCGTGACCGCGTTGATCCCATTTACCTGACGCTAACCATATGGTCGCCCATTGATTAAAAGTCAATATAAATGGTACATTGCGGCGCTTAGCGCCTGCTTTATGTACTTGATATTTTTGTAACATATCGGACATTAGTGTGTTCCTGGGCTACTAAATTTAGTCTTGAACAATATTGATAGCACCACCACGACGCATGTCACCAACGCCAGAACCCATATAGGCCAAGCCAGTTAACCATTGTTGTAAACCACCTGGCTTCTCACCAGTTTTGATTTGTAGACCTTCTTTAAGAACAGTGAAGATCGCAGCGTCACCGAAGTAAGCACCAACGATAACTGGAACTGTAGGAACAGCAGCGACAGTGCGTGAAGCACTTGCCAAGAAAGTAGTGAACATAACAGTACAACCGTATACATTTTCAATCTTACCGCTTGATAGCAATTCATTACCAAGAGCGGAAAGATTAGAACCACCTGATTGAGAAACAGCACCACCGGTCAATTCAGCCAATAAACGAGTCAATGAAGAACCAGATCCACCGGCTGCGCCAGCAACTGCTTCACCAACATAACCATTGGAGTCAAGAACGATCATTGGGTTACCAGGCATACGAGCTACTTTGAACGCTTGCTTGACATTACGAACTGTTTCAAGAACTGAGTTAGAAGTAAATCCAACAGTAGCAGTTCCACCGGTTTGTCCAGCAGCCAACAATTCCATAGCGCCCAACTGTGTAGGACGAACGAATCCGTCAGCAGAAGTAGCGTAGTTAGTGTTACCAGGAGTTGCTTTAAAGCTCAAGAAACCTGCGCAAACACGCTGGTCAACTTTTTCAGCGAACGACTCGCCAAGCTCAGCACCTAAAGTAGCTGCCAATTGGAACGATGTGGTCCATGCGTAGAACACGTCAAACGCTGTAGCAGCAACTGCTGGTGTAGCGATGATAGAACCTTGAGCAAGAGCTGGATTCTGTTCATTAGCATTACCGAAACCAGTAGAACCACCAGTTAAAGCTGGATTGTAATCCTGATATGTGATAGGAGCAAAGTTAGGAATTAAGAATTCGTTACCTTGAGTTGGGGTTACCACGTTAGTCAAATTAACTAGACCCATTGATTCGTGCATTGCACGCAAAGCGAAATTGGAGATAGCAGTCGTGAAACCGTCTCCTTCATTGTTATTACCACCGAGTACGTATGCCATAATATATTTTCCTTAATATTAATTTTCGTGAATGACAGCAGAACCAATTCCCACTGTCATAATGTTATCTTACAATAACTTTCTAGTTGAAGTTGAAGACGTTGCTGAAACAGTAAGACCCTTCAATCCAATATTCTTACCTAGGCCATTTTTAGTTGCCCACGCATTGAATGCTGCTGGATCACGCGAGTAATCCGGAATTGAATCGCTTTCCACTCCTGCGAAGTTTCCACCTTGACCTGGACGAAGTCCAGAGCCACCTTGATTTGATTGTTTCAATAGCTTGGGATTACCACGAGCCACTTCATCAACTAAACCTTGAAGGCTTAATGGCTGACCATCTTGGGAGTAGCGTTCTTGACCTTTAGAGTTTACAATTGCGTATGTACCATCATCATTCCATTGGATTGAAGACTTTACTTTACTCATTGCGTAATCAGTAAGATCAGTGTCGAACTTGCTACCCATTACTGAGCGGATATCACCATCTAATTCTTTTTCTTGAAGAACTTTTTCTTGCCTTGCGAGTTTTGATTGCAATGCTTGAAATTGATCTTGAAGATCGTTAGCTGGTCTACCTGCTTTTTGAGTTGGAGCTGCCATTGGCTGTGCGTTGCCACCGGATTGTTGAGCACTTGTTCTAGCCACATATGCTATTGCCGCTTCCACGCTATCGAATTGTTGTCCACTTGCCGCACTAAGTGCGTTTAGGATTCCAGATGTTTGCGATTTGCGAATAGCACCAGGATTAACTGATTGCTCATTTGCCTGATTAGAACTTGCGTTCTCTTGTCCTGCGTCAAGGGCTTCAACGTTGCCACCGATATTTGATTGATCCATTAAGTATTTTCTTATTGTAACGTAATAAACGAGTTTGTAAAGTTATTTATGCTAGGCAAAAAGATTTGAGTATTATAATACTTCTTTTGATGTTCTTCTTTTTGCCCTGCTGATTAGTGTTACACTTTCAAGATTCTAATAGCGAGTTAGCCGTCTTGAGGTAGTAACCAACCTACATCACCGTAATTAAACGGGCCCTAAGGAGATGATCTTTTTTGAATAGTGGCTTTATAAGTCGCTACTCTTTTAGCAATAGTCTCAGGACTATTCCTATTACCACGCTGAGCTGTGGCCCATGAGTCTTTTATATTTTGAGTATTAGTTTGAATGAATACATTACCTACTTTGTATGGGCCCATATCGTCTACGCGACTCATTACATATTGGCCTTTACATTTTCCGCGTTCATCCCAGTGGCCCGATTTCTCCCATATGTCCCACCATTCTTTAAATGATAGTTCAAATCCTGGTACTAACATGCTACGATTCCTATGCTGTTTAAACTTATTGTATATAATTGTCATGTTTGGTTTGAGTTCCACGCTTCAATTCTTTTCTTTGATATTTCTATATATGCCGCATCTAATTCACATCCTATATAAGTGTGTCCTAATTCCACTGCTGCGCATCCCGTTGATCCTGAACCATTGAACGGATCTAATACTGTTCCACCACGTGGCGTCACTAGCTTGATAAGATACTTCATGAGTTCAATGGGCTTAACAGTGGGATGAATGTTTTCTAGACTGCCTTCCATGTGTCGTTCTTTACGATTAACTTTAGGGCAATAGAAGAACTTTTGATAGTCTGGGATATCACCTATTACATTAGATGGAAAACGACCCTTATCATTAATAGTATTTTCTCCTTGCCACTTATCAGGTTCTGATTGATTGAATTCTAATCTATTCATACCATTAGCGGGATATACTAATGTCTCCGATTCAATGCGCGTAGCATTAATGTTAATTGCTCCAGTGCCCCATTGCTGACAGTTTGCGGCGATAGTATTACCTTTACTAACAGGTTTACGGGCCATGGCAATTGGTTCGTGTGCCGGCTTTAATGCTGTGCCCCAACCTGCCCAAGACTTGCCATCTTCGGTTTGTGGTGTATATTTTAATCCACATTCAGTATCAACACATATAGATTTGTGTGTGTCATCTTTACCACACTTACCACAAGGACGGCCTCCAATTGGATTAGAGCCATATGCTAAATTATGGCCTTTCTTTTTACTGCCAGTGTAGTTGGGATCTGCTTTGCCAGCAGCCTTGTCAATCTGCTTACCAACATCCTGCGACTTAGGAAAGCCACTGCTATAAATCCACATAATCTGATCGCGGATTTCAAAGCCTGCTTGCTCTAATGTAATAGCAAGGTGATGATAGGTTCGGGCTGCACTAAAAGCTAAGATGTGTCCGCCTGGCTTTAATACTCGTAAGCACTCTTTATAAGTGTCGATGCTGCCTGTATTAGCATCCCAAGATTTACCAAGAAAGCCAATGCCATATGGTGGGTCAGTAATGATGGCGTCAATTGAATTATCCGGAATAGTTTTAAGGGTTTCGCGGTTATCGCCCTGAAGTAATGTATAGTTCATTTGTTAAGTGGTTAAAAGACGGTATTGCTACCGTCTATATTATTTAATGTTATCTACCTACGTTCAGATTATTCAACTGAGCGGCGATAGCATCTTGTGTGTAATATGATTGTCCCATATTCTGTATAGGAGTACCTGCTCCACCAACTGCTGCTGATTGTACTGCTGTTGTTCCATCTGGATTAACATCTTTACCTTCTTCTTCAGCGTCAGGGTCAACTGGTATCATAGAACCTATATCATTAGTAGTTGCTTCTTCTAATTCAGAGACCATTAGCTGCTTAGCAACTGGATCAACGATAGTACTAATGTAAGCATCAGCGTATTCAGCCTGCTCATTAGATGGAGCCAACATATTAATAATCTCTTTAGTGATAAGTGATTCAATGATAGCATTGTCTGGCACTAAATTCTTGGCTGTGGTCATTAAAGCAATACGATAGTTAGTGTCGTGTGCCTCATAGTCAGTGTTATAGTTAACTTGACCTGCCCAACGCATATCCATAAAGCGTGCTGCGAATGTCATAATCTGCGCTTCAGTAACTTCCATCAAACGAGCCTTGGACTTACATACTCTGTGTAATGTCTTGCGTTCTTCAATGATGGAAACACCTGATTGTACTTGGTTCTTGGAATTACGCAAACCACCAATGCCGGTTAATGCTTCAATGTCTTCAAAGATAGCGCGTTGTTTAGTGATGATTTTCTCAACATCATTAGTATCAACTGATATGGCTTCAACGGAACCTTGATTCCCACGCACGATAGCACCAGCATGAACTGGAATAGAAATACCTTTATCAGCACGAATGATAGTCTTGGCAAACTGAATTGAAGAGTAAGCCTCACATTCTAATTTGTAATGTTCGCGTTGAGCATCACAGGCTGAATCAATGTCAGACACACCAAGTTCAATTGAGCGAGGATCACGACGACCATATGCGATAAAGCCTGGAATTGCCATGCCAAGTGGAAATTCTCCAGTGGCTATAGGATAAGCTTCATTGGACATTGTATCAGTATTGCCGGTGCCAACTCGCTTGGGTACTTCATAGCTTGCCCAATACGATGGACGAGTAGCATCACCTAAATGATAGCACTTGATAGAATAGCATTCTTCGTTCTCAGCTTCTTTAACCTTGACATACTTGAGCATTGGCTTTCCACCTTGAAAGTCAAACTCCCAATCCCATACATCTAATGGTGATATGGCAACAGTATAAGGACGACCAAGATTACCTTCACCTATCTGGGGCATATCAACAAACACCCAAGCGTGACCAAAGATTGAAGTAAGATCGCCAATGTTTTCCATGAAGCTTGTTAATGTGCGATTTTGAAGATCGGCATCTAACATAAACAAATCACTCCACTCAGCATTATCAGGGTCAATTGGTCTGCCGCTTGGATCACAGAATCTTACATCACGCTTGACTCCAGGCTCGAATAGCACATCATTAATTGTGTCAACGATATAACGGCAAATTGGTTGAGCGATTGTATTGGCCACTAAGTCAACATACATTGACGAGTCTTCTGAAGGGCGTTTACGTCTGACGTAATGTTTGAATACATAGCCTCCCAGGTACGCATATTGATACGATAACATTGTTTCGTATGTCAATGTATAAGTGTGATTCTTTTTTAATAGATCGGCGTTCTTCATTTAATATTCCTTGTAGATGTATTTATTCTTTTATTTTCTGGGGGCAATTATCCCCGTGTCTGCGCTTGTATACAGTGTGTCCAACTAACTCATTACAATGTTCGCAAAGTACCTTGGGATAAGTAGTGCCCTTCATTGGAGTAATGTGACGACCCTTGTTCATCATATCCTGTGTGTTTTCTTTATGAGTGCCCAACCAAAGATGCGCAGGATTAAAACATAGTTTGTTATCGCAGGTATGACAGACCACTTGGCCCGCGGCTGGAATCTTACCCGCCATTTCTGCTGCCACTCTATGAACTGTTCTCATCCTGTCACCATCGCGGACCATACCGTAGCCTATGTTGTTTCTTCCTCCGGTCCATATCCAACAATCGTCAATGATTGTCATCTTATCAAGCATTCGTTCTTCAAGTGTTTTGTTTGTTTTTGGCATATTAATATTTCATATAGTCTTCATCTCCAGCATCCTCACCGGACATAATCTGTTCCCATGTTGGGCCACCAGAGAATAAGGGTGAGTCGGGTAAATGTTCAGCACCGGGCATTACATTGAATCTTTGATCCATACCAATGTATTCAGGTATTCCAATGCTATC